GACTACCTGGACGTGTCCAGCCTGCCGCTGGCCGGCGACTGGTCGTTCCTGGCAGCCATCCGAGCAGATGACAACACGTCTCGCGGGCTGTGGCGCAACGGGACTTCGGCTCCGAACATCTCCCTGGACGCGAATGGGAAGGTGAGCTACGCGGGGGGCGGGACCGTGGCGGCAACCAACGCGGTCGCGCAAGCGGAATGGCACACCATCGGCATCACGAAGCAGGGCACCACGATCACCCACTATCTCGACGGTGCTCCGAACGGGAGCGGGACGTCCGGGAGCGCGAACGCCTTCACGGCGCTGCGGATCGGCTACGACGGTGCGGCGTACTACCAAGGCATGCTGCCTTTTTTCAGTGCGCATTCCGACGCCCTGGATGATGACGAGATGAGGAATTTCCACGAGCTGATTAAGCAGCAGTGGAACCTGGACCGAAGACGAAAGAGGAATCTCACCCTACCGTGACCAAGCAAGCCGACACGACTCTCCGGGATCTCATCGAGGCCGGGCGGAAGGCCGCCAAGGATGCCTGGTGGGAGGCGCGAAACGCCTACTACAAAGGCAGCCGAGCCGCTGGCAAGGCCCTGAGCAAGGCGAAGCGCGACATACCGCAAGGGCTGCGCTCGCTCGGCGACTTCGTGCGAGAGTCTGAGCGCGGAGGCGAGTTCCTCAAGAAGAAATCGCCGGAAGCACAGCGCAACATCAAGAAGATGATGCGCGAGTTGAAGAAGAAGTAGCCACACCAAGATTTTCCTGAACAACCGTGGGCCGCGATGACCCCCGAGTGGGGTCCGCGGCCCAACGTGCGCCTACGGGCCGGCTTAGTTGACCCGGACACCAATTCCAGAGGAGCAATCCATGGCAGAAGAGAAGCCCGCGTCCACGGATGCGGCGGAAGACAAAGACAAAGCCGTCCAGGCGGATGATGACGCAGCAGACGACTACAACGCCTGGGAGGCGCAGCGCAGGGCGGAGCTGAGGGGCGAGCAGCCCCAGGAATCCGCGCCGAAACCATCCGAGGCCCCGGCCCCCGAAGCAGGGGAGCCGAAGAAGGCCGAAAGCGCGGGGGATCCGGAACCTCCCGAAAAGAAACAGGAGCAGGACACCGATGCCGATCCGGACAAAAAGGCGGAGGCGGACAAGAAGCCCGGCAAAGGCAAGGGCGGCTTTCAGCGGCGCATAGACAGGCTCACCCGCGACAAGCGCGAGCTTGAAGAGCGCCTCGCGGAACTGGAGGCCAAGCCCGCTGGCGACAAACCCGCTGGCGACAAGCCCGGCCAGGACGCGCAGCCGAAACCCGAGGCCGAAGGCGAGCCGAAAGCGGAAGACTTCGACACCTACGAGGAGTTCTCGAAAGCCCAGACCAACTGGCTGTTGGATCAGCGCGAGCAGGCGCGAACGGAAACCGAACAGCGGACGCGGGACGAGGAAGTCCAGCGCACCGTGTTCGAGAACTGGACGAAACGTCTGGACGCCTCCCGCGAAGCGCATGAGGACTTCGATGAGGTCACCGACGCCGACATTCCGCTGACTCCAGCGATGCAGCAAGCGATGCTGGATTCCGAACACGGCGCGGAGCTGGCCTATTACCTGGGCCAGCACCCCGACGTGGCCGAGCGCATCGCTCAGCTTACTTGGGTCGGCGCGGTCCGCGAACTCGGACGCATCGAGGTGAGCTTCGGCAACCCCGGCAAACCGGAACCGGAGACGAGCAACAAACCGGAGAGTCCCGCTCCCCAACCGAAATCTGTGAGCAAGGCGCCTGCGCCCGTGAAACCCATTAGGGGCGGCACCGCCGGCGGTGGGGCCGACGTGTACGACGAGAACCACGCCGCCGACTACAACGCCTGGGAAACAACCCGGCGCGCCCAGCTCAGACGAAAGGCAGCCTGAGCGGCTGCCTCCCGCGAGGCTCGAAAGGCCTCGCACGACCTAAGGAGTTCCAATGCCTAACACCATTCTTACGCCGCAAGTGTACACCAATGAGTTGCTGCGGCGTTTCAAGAACAATCTCGGGTTCGCTTCGGGGACCCATCACGAGTACGACGAGCGCTTCGCCAAGAAGGGCGGCAAGATCGGGGACACCGTCAACGCGCGGATTCCCGTGAAGTTCACCGCCACCCCCGGCGCCACGCTCGAGCCGCAGGACGTCGAAGAGCGTTCCGTGCCGATCGTGCTGAACAAGCGCTACCACGTGGGTTTCGCTTTCACGACTCAAGACCTCACGCTGTCGATCGACCGGTTTGGGGAACGCTACCTCGATTCAGCCGCGGTCGCCCTGGCGAACGTGGTCGATGTGGACGGCCTGACGATGGGCTATCAGTCCACCCACAACTTCGTGGGATCTCCGGGGACGGTCCCCAGCGCCCTCAAGACCTACCTTCAGGCGGGCGCCTGGCTCGACAAGATGAGCTGCCCCTTCGACAATTTCCGCAGCGTTTGCATCGGCCCCGACATGGAGGTCGAAATCGTCGATGCGTTGAAGGGGCTGTTCCAGAGCTCGAAGCAGATCGCGACCCAGTACGAGAAGGGCCGGATGGGGACCGCTGGGGGCTTCCAGTGGATCAAGGATCAGAACGTGCGCACCCACACGGTCGGAACGCTTGGCGGGACCCCCGCCGTGAACGGCGCCAGCCAAACCGGCTCGAGCATCGTTACGGATGGGTGGACCGCTGTAGCCGCGCTGCGGCTGAAAAAGGGCGACATCGTCAGCTTCGACCTTGTCTATGGCGTGAACCCGGTCTCCGGCGACAACCTGGCAGACCTGGCGCGCTTCGTCGTCACGGCCGATGTCTCCAGTGATGGCTCGGGCAATGCGACGATTCCGATTTCGCCGCCGCTGACCATCACGGGCCCGTACCGGAACGCCTCAAACGCTCCGGCCAACGACACGTTGATCAACGTCTTCGCCAAAGCTCAGGCCGACCAGGCCGCCATATCAGCGGCGGCGAGCCCTCAGGGCATCGCCTTCCACCGGGAGGCCTTCGGCTTTGCCATGGTCCCGCTGATGGTGCCCAAGGGCGTGCATGAGGCGGCGCTGTCGATCGACAAGGAGACCGGCATCAGCATCCGCACGGTGACCGACTACGACATCCAGAGCGACAACGTCTACACCCGCTGCGATATCCTGTACGGCTGGGCTCCGCTACTGCCGGAGTTCGCCTGCCGGATTGTCAGCTAACCAGCAGACCGTGACGGGGCGGCTCACTGCCGCCCCATCAAGAAAAGGAAACCAAAAAACCATGAAAACGATACGCTTTCTCGCAATGTTTCTCGTCGCGGTCGCGGTCGGCTGGTCACAGACCGCGCTGACCTCGACCACGTTCTCGGCCGCCGTCGCGGTCGCTGACGAATTCGTCACGGTCGCCAGCGCAAGCGGCATCACCGGGCGCAGCGGCGGCACTGTTACGACCATGCTTTACTCGGGGCGCGAGGCGTTCCGAGTCATCTCCGTCTCCGGCACCCGGGTCCACGTCGAACGTGGCTCCTCCGGCAGCCGGCAGCACGCGCACGCCTCTGCGGCCACCGTCTATGTCGGTCCGCCAGGGGCGTTCACCTTCAACACTCCTCCCGTTGGCGGGGCCTGTACCACGGTCGAGCAGGGCTATTCCCCGCTCATCAACGTCGGCACCGGCCAGCATTTTGAGTGTGTCAGCTCGGTTTGGAAGCACGTGATTCGCGACGCCGACCCCGTGGTCTCGGTCAACGTGGGCACGGCTGGCACGGGCGTCACCGCTATTGAGTATGGCGATGGTCGGAGGCACATCACCAAATTGACTTTCAGTGCGCTCGAGCTCGATCCAGACACGGCCGCCGATGCTGAAGCAGCGGGGGTGCTGATCTACACTCTGCCCGCTGGAGCGACCTTGGTCAACTCTGCTTCCATATCAGTGGGACTGGCAGGATCGGGCGCGGCTTGTGATGCCGATGAGCCGGACCTCGGCCTGGGGACAGTGATAGCCAGCGGCGATACCGCGGTGCTGAGCGGCACGGGCACGTTCGAGGACATTCTCAGCGGCCAGACCGCCAATGACTGTGACGGTACCGTTGAGCTCAAAACCTTGAGTCAGGGTCTCGGCGTCGAAGCTGCCGGAGCGCATACGGTCCACCTGAACGTTGCGGACACCTGGGCGGACATTTGCACGATCACCGCTACTGGCACCGTCTGGCTCGAGTGGACAGTGCTCGACTAACCAGTTCAGTGAGGACTGAGGGCGGCTCCGACCGGGGCTGCCCTCTCACCAACTCTCACAGGAGAACTCTCAATGAGCGTAACTATCCCCACCATCACCCTCGCCGGCGCCGTCGCCAATCTGACGCGGGCAACCGTTGCCGGCACCAAGAACACCGGAGTCACCGCCGTCGAGTCACAATCTGGCCAGCAGATGGTCACCAAACTGACCTTCAGCGACCTGGCGATATCAGCCATCGCGGGCGCCGCCGCTGAGGCGGTCGGCAAGCTGCTGTACAGCCTGCCCGCCGGAGCCATTCTCCTGCGCGCGGCGTACATGGATGTCGGTCTGGAGGGCACCGACGCCCTGATTGACGACGATACGCCCGAGATCGGGCTGGGCTCAGTCATCGCAAGCGGCGAGGTCGCAACCCTCGACGGCACCGCCACCTTTGAGGACACCCTCACCGGACAAGTCGCCGCCAACTGCACTGGGACACGCACGGTCCAAGGGGTCACCGATCAGGGGCGCGTCGTCAAGCCGGGCGACAGCCACGGGGTCTATCTCAACGTCGCCGATACCTGGGCGGGCGCCGACGCGGGTCTGAAGGCGAGCGGCACGGTAATTCTGGAGTGGCTCAACATCAGTTAACCCAAAACTGAACCCGCCACAGGAACAGGAGATCAACGAACCATGGAATTCCAAGAGTTTCCCAAGATGGTTTACGGGCCGGATCTGGTCGGAGTCATCGTCCAGAACGCCGCCGAGGAAGCGGCATTCCTGGCGAAGATACAGAGCCAGCCAGAGCCCGCACCCGAACAGGAATCCGCCCCGGAACCGGCAACCGAAGGCGAACCGGCAACCGTGCCGAACGCAGCCGCTGAGGCGCCCAAGGCTCCGGCCGAGATTACGGCCGAAGAACGGAGGGAGGCCAAGAATAAGCAGGCGCGCGAACGGAGGGCCGCGGCCAAGCAGGCGCGCGAACAGGAATGACCGCACAAGATGTCATCGACCAGGCCCTGCTGGAACTGGGCGAAACCGCTGCCGGCGAGACGCCGACCACTGAGGAACGCGCGGACGGCCTCGTCAAGCTGAACCAGCTCCTTGATAGCTGGACCGCGGAGCAGTTGGCGATCCCCTACCTCGCGGTCGAGTCCTTTCCCCTCACGGGTGCGGAAAGCTACACCATCGGCAGCGGCGCAGATTTCAGCACCGTGCGCCCTCTGAGTATCAAGGCGGCTTACGTGAAGACCACTGCGGGCGCCAGCCAGCAAGCGGACGTCGTCGGGGCGACGCAGTGGGCGCAGGTCCGCGACCGCTCGCGGACGGGCCTCTTCGTCGAGGTCCTGAGCTACAACCCCGGCTGGCCCGTTGGAACGATCTACGTTTCCCCCAAGCCCGCCTCGGGCACTCTCGAGCTGCACAGCTATAAGCCGCTGACAACATTCGCCGGGCTCGACATTAACGTCGATCTTCCTCCAGGCTATGATCGCGCCCTCATATTCAACCTGGCCGTAGATCTGGCTCCGCAGTACGGCCGCGATGCCAAAGTGGTGCTCGGCCAGGCGCAGCAGTCGCGCGCCGCGATCGCGCAGCTCAACGCCACTACCCTCGGTCAACCGGCTGAAGTGGAGCCGACGCCTGCGGCTGAGGCTGCGTAATGACCGCCCAAGAACTCATCAGCGACAGCCTGACGCTCGCCGGCCAGCTCGGGCCCGGCCGCGGCGCCGGCGTCTCCGAGTCGCAGGTCGCGCTGCGGGCGCTGAACTCGATGATCGGCGCCTGGGCCACTCAGCGGCTGACAATCCCGGTCATCAGGAGCGACGAGTACACGCTGACACCGAGCACGGGGACTTACACCATCGGGGACGGCGGGGACTTCGACGCCGCTCGCCCCGTCAAGATCGAACGGGCCAACCTGATCGACCTGACCAATCCCTCCAGTCCCCTCCACCAGCCCCTCAGGGTGATCACGGTCACCGCCTGGGCCGACATCCGGCTGCCGACCCTGACCAGCACGGTGCCGACGCATCTGTACTACATGACCTCCTACCCGCTCGGCCAGATCAAGTTGTGGCCGGTGCCAACAGCGGCGAACCGGGTCGAGCTCTTCACCCAGGAACCACTGAGCCGGATCGCGACACTGACCGAAGATCTGGAGTTCGTTCCGGACCCGCCCGGCTACGAGGAAGCGGTCAAGTACAACCTGGCCGTGCGACTGAAGACTCTGTTCCCGAAGGCGATGAGCAGCTCGCCGCCGGCACAAGTCGCCCTGGTCGACCGAATAGCGCGGGAGTCGTTGGGCAACATCAAGCGGATGAACAAGGTGACCCCGGTGCTCCGGTGTGAGCCGATCGTGAGGAGCGACGCGTCGGCCGGGTTCGACTATCGGATCGGCGAGTGAAAAAAGGCACTCCAGCTTCCAATTGTCGGCGAGCCCATTCCGAGGTGACCCAACTGATTGAATGATCGCGCATGTGGATCAGCTCGTAGTGCCACCAGGTTTCGAGTAACTCCACAACGCAGCGGGGCGGGGAAGGCAGAGCGCTTCGAATCATAGCTGCATATCCAGAGTACACCAATGCAATTCGGCTTCGTAGGCGGGACATACGAATCGCGGACGCTGAACGCGAACGCGCAGCGCGCGGTGAATCTGTACCCGGCGATCGACGAGTCCGGCAGCGGGAAGGCGAAGGCGATCCTGGCGCCCACACCGGGCCTCAGCGTCTTCAAGAGTGGCCTGGCCGGCGCGATGCGCGGCCTGTGGGCCGGAGAGGGGCGGTTGTTCGTCGTCGCCGGCTCGACGCTGTACGAGATCTCCTCCGATGGCACGCCGACGAACCTGGGCGACGTCGGCAACGACGGCAAGCCGGTCCAGATGTTCCCCAACGGCAACCAGCTCGCGATCATCAGCAATGGCCTGTTCTGGTTGCATACGGGAACCGAACTCGTCCAGCCGGACTTCACCGGCGGCAGCGACCATGTGACGGCGGTCGAGGGATCCTTCCTGGATGGGTTCTTCCTGGTGATTGACGCCCCCGACGAGGAGGATGCTGCCAGCGTCCGGCGGTTTCGCCACTCGGCGCTGCAAGACGGCTTGACCTGGGACCCACTCGATTACGCCTCCAAAG